GTTGTTGGATTACTAATAGGAGCTGTGCAAGGTGTAGCAAGCGTATACGCCAACGCATTTAAAAAAATTGGACTATTTTTAGGTGGAGCTGCTAAGAAATTCTCAGTATTTTTCCAGCTTGATAAGTTGTTTGAATCAATAAAGCTTGGATTTGGAAACTTAAAGGCTGGTTTTAAAGATTTATTTAAAAATTCTAAGTTTGCTCAATTCTTTAAAGGTGGTAATAAAAATTCTTTTATGGGATTAGTATTTAAAGAATTTATTAATATATGGAAAGATATAAGTGGTTTAATAAAAAATCAAATACAAAATGTTGTAAAAGTATTTAAAGCGATTGGTGGATTCTTTACAGGAGCTCCTCTTGCATTTAAAGGTTTAACTGATTTAAAATTTGGTATCTCATCTAACTCTAAATTCTTCACAGCAATAGGTAATTTTTTAAATTTTCTAAAAGGGCCATTTGTATCAGCATTTACTGCTATTGGTGCTAAAGTAAAAGGTATAACAACTGGTTTAACTCTCTTTGTCGGTGGAACATTTGATAAGATTGCGAGTGTGTTTACTGGAAGAGACGGTAGTATATTTAAAGATATAGGAAAAAACATAGTTAAGTTTTTTGAAAAGTCTGGTCCATTACGTAGATTCTTTGGATTCTTTTCAGCTATACAAAATGCATTTATCCAATTAGGAAAAGTTATTGGTTCAAAAGTACTCTTGCCTATATTTGCAGTTATAGGTGCTGCCATGGGTATCTTTCAGGATATCAGAGGCATAAATGATGGTGTTGAAAGATTTATAAGAGGATGGTTTGGCGCTGCTAGAGGAGCATTTAGAATAGTTGTAGGAGAATTTGCCGATTTTCTTAAACAATTGTTAGGATTTGTTATAGATTTAATACCTGGTGTTGATGGTGTAAGAGAAACCTTTGGCAAATTCTCATTTGCAGACTTCTTTGACGAATTATTTTTTATGATAGCTGATTTTTATGTCGAAATAGTTAATCAAATAAGAGATACAATTGCTGATATAGGAATAAGCGGAATGCTAAAGAATATGGCTCTAGAACTTGCTCTGGTATTTGCAAAAATAGTAGACTTCCCTATAGCAATAGGAAAAGGAGCAGCAGCTGCGTTATTAGCAGCCGCACCTGGCGGCAAAACTCCAATGGATGAGTTTAATAGAGCATTTAATGAGCAGATGGAAGGTGGAGCAGCTTCTTATATTAAATCTAAAATGACTGTAGCTGATGGATTAGGCGAGGACGGTAGCGAACTTGAGTATAAGAGTGATATGTATGGAGAAGGAAACGCAATGTATCAACAACTAAACCAACAAAATACAAGTAATATCGGCGGAGATAACCTTACAATAACAGGAACTACTGATGATGAAACTGTTCTAAATAGAATGTTTGGATTCTTTAGTAGAGACGGCGTATAAAAAAAAGGAGGCTTTCGCCTCCTCTCAAATCTCAAAAGATTTTAACTTTCTTTCGCTAGTTTAGCAAAATAACTTAATGTATCATCTTCATCAGATGATTCTTCAACTGAAGGAGTACTACCCATTGCTTCCGCGTCGGATGTAGTCATACCTACAGATGGAGCTGATACTGAATTCATCATTGGCTCTGCCGCTGCAGAATGACCCGCTACGACTCCAAGTACTTTATTCAACTTCATTGATAGCTCATCATAAGTTTTATAGTTTTCAGGTGTTAAGAAATCCTGTAAAGAATACAGTCTATCATAAACTTCGGTTAACCTAGATTCATCTCCATCATGCAAAGCACTTGGTGAACTGAATTCTGATTTATCGTAGTTTACCCAACCTTCTACTTTTCTGATTTTAATTTTAAAATCAGCACCTTCCCAGAAATCGTAAGGATTTACTGGATTTTCATCAGCGAATTGAGGTTGCATAACATCCATGACTTTATCAAAGATTTTTTTACCAAATTTGTAAAGGAATACTTTCCCTTCATTCTCTGGATTTGATGGGTCAGAAACGACTAGCACATTACTTACATAATGTAGCCTTCTTTTTCTATCCCTAGCAGTTGCTTTATCTTCGTCTCTACCTGAGTTCCAAAGAACAGAGTTTGACTCTGATACTGGGTCCTCTTGTCCAATGGACGTTAAAGAGTTTTCGATATACCATAAGCCAGTTGGTCCCTTGAATCCATGGTCCCAATACCTTACCCAAGGTAAGTCCTCACCATCTTTCGCTGGTAAGAATCTGATTACGGCATAACCGTTTCCTGCTTTATCTCTTGTAGGCTTCCAAAATCTGTCATCCGCATAGGAATTAGTTTCTGGTTTAGCTGAAGAGACTGCTTCTGCTGCTTTTACGAGTTTGTCGATTGACGAGCCTCGCATGCTCTTTAGATTTTCTAATGACATTTTATATTTCTCCATATTTACAATGTATTACTGAATTATCCACTTTATTCATAATATAGTTATATTATACCACATTACGTGGCATTTGTAAAGGTTTCTTTTAATAAATGTAAACATTTATCTCTATCAAACTTTACGAAGGGTCTATATTTCATAATCTTTCTATAGATGTCAGGCCAAATAATAGTATCTGTTATCTTTCTATTTTCACGTTCTACGAACCCAAGTATTGAATCCAAGATTACGATTGTTTCCAATTGTATTTCTTCTTGCATCCAAAGCTTTATGATTAATGGATGATTGTTTTCTTCTGCTTCTAAAAGAGAATCAAACGATATATCCATATCATTAAGTTTATTTATATCAGTTTGAAACTGATAGCTTAAAGATTCCATAATTTTTTTATGGTCTCTATAATATCTTTCTCCACCTTCGTTAAGCATATCACCGACATACTTAACATCGTTTTTAAAGTTAGCAATATAGAACTCTTTTAATTCTGGTCCATATGTTTTTGCTAGCTTTGCAAAGAAGAATTTGTCTTTTCTTTTAAAGAATGACGTAGGTTTTACTGAAGTCTTAAAATGATACTTAATCGCATCGTATCCATCTGTTTCGAAATGGAGTTTAAGTGCGTTATATAATTTATAAGATTCAAACGGGTCATTCATAGAGGTAGTTTATTACCTCTCTTAGCTTTGATTAAATGTAAGCCTGAAGCTTCTTCTTCAATCTTTTGCTTTAAGGAATCTGTTAAGAGTTTTTTAAGATTTTTATAATCCATACCTCTTTGTTCTACTACGTAAGATGCTGCATCGATATATGACATATTGTTATTTGCTACAAGATGCTCTACTGCTGCAGAGAATCTCTTCTTTGTCATTATCTTCTGTTCTACTGGATTATCTTTATCCGACAAACTCTTCACCTTCATTCCATGCACAACCTGTAAGACCACCTGCTTGTAAAGCTTTTAATGTTCTTAATACCTCTTGTGCGTTTCTTCCTGTATCTAAAGCGTTAATAGATACATGTTGTACAATTCTATTCTTATCAAAGATAAACGTTGCTCTATATGGAACACCTTCTTCTTCGTTAACAATACCTAGTTGATGTGATAGTCCTAATCCACAATCAGCAGCTAAAGTATGACTGATATTACCAATCATATTATTATCTTGTTTCCAAGCCAATTTACAGAACTCGTTATCTCCACTTATTCCAATAACATTAGCATCATCGACTAAACAGTCAAACCCTGCTATTTCTGTTGGACATATAAAGGTAAAGTCCTTAGGATAGAAATAAACTACGCTCCACTGTTTTTTCTGTGGCATATAGCTTTCGTTTACTTCAACTCTCACAAATTCATTTTTTTCATTGATTCCCTGTAGTGAGAAGGCAGGGAACTTTTCTCCGACTGATAGCATATTATCCTCCTAAAATACTCTCATTAATATACAGTCAGCATTAACTCTGCCTGTTGGTTTATCTATTTTTGTTGTTAATGTATCCCAAATCTTTTCAATCTGTTTCTCTGTTTTATTTAAAATCATTGGTAGTATTTCATCTGGCTTTCTTAAAGTAGCTTGTCTAGATTCTTTATCAAAGTTCTTTATTGATGTGCCTGATACTTCGAATCCAGTTGTTGAATGAGTAACGTATTCNATTAATTTTTTATTCTTACAGTTATATATGTAAAGCTTATTTTTAGTAGGTATCAATATAGGATTGATTGATACTAATTTAGCATCGATATTCTCTTGGCAATATTTTAATTTTGCNACTTGAGTGTCTGATGATTTTGGCTTCTTAGCTCTTGGCATTCTTTCAGCTTTAAATGAATCTTTCAATCTATCTAAGTCAGCAAATATTTCTCTAAACTGTTTAAGTATTTTATTCTTATCGCCTTTAGAAAAATGAGAATAAGCTTCAACNCATTGGTCACATGTTTTTTCATATGCTTCATTGATGTTATTGTATTCAAATTCTAATAAGTCTTTAAACATTTTGATTGCATTACCTTTTAAACCAGCGCCTTTAAATCTATTATAAGCACTGAATTTTTTAGTAAAGTCTCCTTCTAGCCAACCTTCAACTATTTCAGTATCAAAATCAGCATATACAGTATCCATGATTTTTCTTCTGGTTCTTTCAGCTGGACTGATAACAACTACTTTTGCTTTTGCTGCTTCTTCAATTTTCTGCATTTTTAAAGCTAATTCGTATTGAGCATTAATGAAAGCTTTAATCTCTTCAAGCTGTTCATCTGAATATACCCACCCTCTAGACAAGAGTTTAATTTGTTTATTGACTCTCATGAATCTATAGTCTTTTTGTCTTTTAAGTACTTGAACTTTCTTCTTATCAAATCCACAATAGTCCATTGCAAACTGATAAGTTGTAGGCATGTAATCTTTAGTCTTATAAAAATAGTTGTACCAAGAAGCTCCTCTTGTCCACTCTCTATCGTTGAACTCTGATTCCTCAGTATAAATTGGTTCTGGTCCAAGAACTTATCGTCTAAACTTGGTCCTCTTTTTCTTTTATTTGCTGCCATATTTCTCCTTATATATATTGCAATGCGAAAGCTATCCACAAAGGTAGACAGATTATCGCAGTTATTTTAAGTGTGTGTTTATTCCAAAATTGTATTAATTGTTTCATAATGTATATTATACCATAGTTTCGTTCAAATGTAAACGATTATTTTTAAAAAAGGCGGCTGAGCCTCTGCGGGTGATAAGGAGTCGCGTTGATGAGACCCAGCCTTTAATCATTAAGTATTATCTCCGTCCCTATACTTGATGTTTGATTTATCGAATATTTTTCTTTTAGTTTCCCATGGTAAAGGAATTGTTCTACCATGTTTTTGTTCGTTAACTACATGAGCAGACATAAAAACAATAAATGCTCCGAATATACATAGTACTATTCCAAAAAATGTTTCCATTAGTTTCTCCTCATGTTTGCGATATCAGTTGCTTCTTCTTGAGAAATAACTGGTACAGCGTTTGATTTATGCATAGTGGCAATACCTTTTACTAAAGTGCCAGTATACATCATTGTTTCTTTTTTAGTACAATCGCCTTTAATCTCATGGTAATTACCATTTTTCATATATTCTTCCATTATAGAATTGTATTGTACTGCTTGTCTTTCTCTTATCTTCTCTAATTGAGATTGCTTTAAAGCTACTGATTGAAAAGCTACAGGTTTCTTTTTAACTCTGTTAGCTGCATGGTTCTTTCTCTTTCTCCCACAAGGTGAATACCTTAGTGAACCCATATAAAAACTTGTTACTGCCATTACTTAGGTCCTCCATTATGACCAATCATGGTCTTTGCTTTTTGCTTTTCTCTCCATGCTAGGAAATGAATTGCGACTTCTCTTGTTGTGTGAGTTAAAGTACTCACTGGACTTCTTTTAGTTTTTTTCATAATTTTTCTATCTGTTTTAATATTCTGTCGACCTGTGGGTCATTTAGATGCCCTATAACATCATTCGTTACTTCGGTTGTATAATCCAGTGAGCCATCAGCATCTAACACTGCGAGCTCCCATAGACCTTTGTCATAACCATACGAACCTTTATGTTTAATAACACTTGCTCCATAACCATTAGGGAATTGATATACTTTTTGTATACCTCCATTAAAGTCATTAGTTTCTTTTAAGTGTTTTTGTTTGTAATTCATAATGTATATTATACCATAGTTCTACGCAAATGTAAAGGATTATTTTTAGTTATTTTGCGTAAATGCGCTTATAAGGTCTGCACCTTTTAATTCGAATTCTGTAAATAAAAATGTTTCGCCATTAGCTAAAGTTCTTTCGACAAGGCCATTGTTATATTCTTTATCAATAACTCTTTTACCATTTTCAGTATCTTGTGGTCTATCATCGTACCACATTGAACTTAACGAATGTGCATGTAATGTTTTAACGCCTTTTGACCATTCTTCAGCTTCTATTTTTAGTCTTTGCTGTTCGACTCTTTCATCATATTGTGTCATTTAATTTTTCCTCCACAATTTCTTTTACTTTCTTTTCACTATACCATAGACTAGAAAACATTTCTTCTGTTCCATCTGCCCACTGTACATGATATCTTTTATAACCATAAGGCCTGTCAGAAAAGATTCTAACATCGCCATAATTTTCTACTAGCACTCTCATTAGTTCCATTCCTGGTCTATCTTAGATGCATGATAAGCATCCATATAAGAACTGTTTTCTAGAAATCTTTCTGTAGACTTTTCACTATGGTACATATTATCTGGTGAATTAAAATCAAGAGAGCCTGGCATATGTTCGCCTGCTTTCTTTACTGAACGTGTAAGCTTTTTATGTAATTTAGCTTCTTCTTTTAGTTTAGCTTTACGATTATCGAGTTTTGTAATGATGTCTTTCATTTCAATCTCTTCTTTTATTTGCAGTAATTCTGCTTTAAGCGCATTAAATGTTTTAGCCATTATTCAATCCTCCCTTCTATAGAATCAACAGTACTTTGGACTGAATCGATTCTTGATTCGATATCTCCTAAAGAGCTGACTTCACCAGCCATATTGTTGATTTGATTTTCCATATTGTC